CAAAGCAGAAAACAACGCACTCAAGATGATCTACGACAACCGTTTGTTAACAGATTGGAGTGAGACTCGCGAGCCCAATGACATTTGTGCAACTTGGGCACCGTTTTTTAGTGAACTTGCAGGTATCGAACTAAAGCCGCAAGTAGGCTATGTTGACATTACGTTATCGCATGCAAAAATCATGATGCATAGAATACACAGTGACATCAAATTGCAAGTACAGATTCCCTTATGCACAGAGGCCGCAGACACCAATCAGTATGCGTTTTGTATTGAAGATGCAGTTAACAATGTTGACGGTGAAAATGACCATAGTCCAGTCCGCGACATTGAACATGATGAATGTTTGTATGTTCCGCACGAACCACGCAGTGCTATTGTTTATCAGAACAATCCAAGAATCTTCAATGGTATGATGAATTCAATACCTGAAAACAGCATACGCGAAACGCTGTGGCTTAACTATCAGTAGATAAATTGTATTGAAATGCAATACTTTGCCTTACACCAATTCCGGCTTCGACTTGGTGTACTTTTTGATCAGTGTTTAAATTGAGATATCCGCAGTTTGGCAACAATGGTGCAGTTACACTAGGTTCGACATGCATAAACTCTGCACCGTATAGTGGATCTCCGCCATCTTTAGCATCAATGTAGACCTGTAGTGTTACAATAATTTCTTTGCTATCACCATGCGGCTGGCAACCAAATTCTGGTAAGTCTAACCAAAACTTAGCAACCATTAAATTTAGTTTTATATTCAATAACTCTTTAAGTTTTGGAACCAAACTAACACCAATGTCTTGAAGTTTGCGATAATCGTTTCCGTCTGCTAATTGTAGACGTTTGTCTGGTCGAGTCACTTCGAATGTGTTGTTCATATCAACATAGATACCTTGCATCCAATGTAGTGTGCTTTGATCAAATGTATCATGCACAAACCATAAGTTTGGTGCAACAGGATTAAAATTAACAGTTTGTCCGAATCCGTTGACTTCTGGTACAGTTGTGTTACTATGTGTCATGTGTATATTTAATCCATATCAAACGATTCAACAAACTTTGCCGTTTTGGATTGACGGACTAAATAAAAGCGCATATACTGTAGTACAGTGTATGTTAGGCTATACACAGATGCGTAGTTGCGCATCACAGGCAAATGATAGAGTAGTAGTTGCTACTCGTAGGCACATAGGAGAAATAAAATGGCTTCATTAGCAGAAATCCGCGCACGCCTTGCAGCGGCAGACAATAGACAAGGCAATCAGTCATCCGGTGGTGATGGCGCAATTTACCCACATTGGAACATGAACGAAGGCGATAGCGCAGTGCTACGTTTCCTTCCCGATGCGGATAACAACAACACGTTCTTCTGGATTGAACGTGCAATGATCAAACTTCCTTTCAATGGTGTTAAAGGGCAAATGGATAGCAAAAGCGTCCAGGTGCAGATTCCTTGTATTGAAATGTGGGGCGAAACTTGTCCAATCCTCACAGAAGTACGCACATGGTTTAAAGACAAAAGTCTTGAAGATATGGGTCGCAAGTATTGGAAAAAGCGTTCATATATCATGCAAGGTTTTGTGCGCGAAAACCCAATTGCTGATGACAAAAGTGAAAAAGCAATTCGACGCTTTATTATTGGTCCTCAGATTTTCCAGACTATCAAGTCAGCATTGATGGATCCGGAGTTGGAAGAACTTCCAACTGACTACGAGCGTGGCCTGGACTTCCGCATTAGCAAGACCAGCAAAGGTGGATACGCTGACTATTCCACATCAAAGTGGGCTCGCAAAGAGACTCCACTTACAGCACAGGAAGCAGAAGCAATTGAATCACAGGGTTTGTATAATCTGGGTGATTTCTTGCCAAAGCGTCCAGACGAAGAAGCTCTTAAAGTAATGAAAGAGATGTTCGAAGCCAGTGTTGATGGACAAAGCTATGACGCAGAGCGTTGGGGCAACTACTTCCGTCCAGCAGGTATGGCAGCACCACAAGGCTCCTCGGGCTCAGAACCAGCGGCGCCAACAGCACCTGCAACAGCAACACCAGTTGCTGAAGCGGAAACAGTGCCTTTTGAAGTTGCACCAGCAACTCCGACTGCACCAGTTGAGACACCTGCTCCAGCAGCAGATAGTAGCAACAAAGCAGAAGACATTCTTGCTATGATTCGTAGCAGACAGTCTGCATCCTAACTAGCAGTGAGGGCAGGGATTTTATTCCCTTTTTCTCCCTGCCCTCATATTTGCATATATACGATCATAAACTAGGAGAACACAGTGGCAAAACCATTTGACGTAAGCAAGTTCCGCAAGGACATTACAAAAAGCATTGACGGGTTGTCAATTGGCTTTAACGATCCCACAGACTGGATCAGCACAGGCAACTATGCACTAAACTATTTGATTTCGGGCGATTTCCACAAAGGTGTACCTTTAGGCAAAGTTACAGTGTTTGCTGGAGAATCAGGCGCAGGTAAAAGTTACTTTGCCTCGGGTAACATTGTAAAGGCAGCACAAGAGCAAGGTATTTTTGTTGTACTAGTTGACAGTGAGAACGCACTAGATGAAGCGTGGTTACAAGCACTAGGTGTCGACACAGACGAAAGCAAACTGCTTAAACTTTCAATGAGCATGATCGATGATGTTGCTAAAACAATTTCAACTTTTATGAAAGACTATAAAGCATTAGCCGACGGCGAACGCCCAAAGGTACTGTTTGTAATTGACAGTTTGGGTATGTTGCTTACACCCACTGACATTAACCAATTTGATAGCGGTGATCTCAAAGGTGATTTGGGTAGAAAGCCTAAAGCACTAACAGCACTGGTGCGTAACACTGTTAACATGTTTGGCAGTTACAATGTGGGCATGGTATGTACCAATCACACATATGCATCGCAAGATATGTTTGATCCTGATGACAAGATTTCGGGCGGACAAGGCTTTATCTATGCTAGTAGTATTGTTGTTGCAATGCGCAAACTCAAACTCAAAGAAGATGAAGATGGCAACAAGATTAGTCAAGTAAAAGGTATTCGTGCAGCATGTAAAGTTATGAAAACACGCTATGCTAAACCGTTTGAAAGTGTACAAGTTAAGATTCCTTATGAAACTGGCATGAACCCGTACAGTGGACTTGTTGATCTTGCTGAATCAACTGACCTGCTTAAAAAGTCAGGCAACAGATTGAGCTTTATCAGAGCAGATGGCAGCGAAATTATTCAATTCCGCAAAGCATGGGAACGCAATGAAAATGGTTGCTTGGATGAATTAATGCTAGAGTTTACAAAACTTGCTAACGAGGTAAGTATTCCTGACGAAACTGAAGCGCCAGCTGAAGTATTTGTGGACGAAATCGAAGAAGCACAGGAGTAAACAACAAAATGTCATTAGAGCTAGCTGCATTGGTGTGGAAAGAATGCCGCACTTCAATAATTGACAATGGCGATATTAGGGAAGCTGCTGACGGAGTAGTAGCAATCTTAATGGAACATCACAGCGCCGATGAAATCAGAGATGCATTTAAATTTGATGGTGCAATCAAGATGGCTGTTGGTGATTATCTTGGGGTACATGATGAGGACGACATCGAAGAGGAAGAGGAAGATGAACTGCTTGACCAATTCAATGATGACGGCGAATTTGACTACGACGAGTATTAATACACATGTGGTATAGCAAGGTAACAAACAATCTTAGCAACATTCCTGGCTTTATTACACATTTTGAAGCTGAACTGGAAGTTGCTAAAAGTGAGTGCCGTGTCGGCGGCCTCATTGAAAAAAACATCAAAGCATTACCAGGTATTACTGAGCATCGTTTCAATCAACTACAAGAGATTGAAGCGGTGCTTAACTACCTCAACATACAATTGCGCAAGATTAGACGCAAGCACTTTCAAAAGTATTTGGAAGGATATGCCAGAGCGTTAACAAGTCGCGATGCTGAAAAGTATGTAGATGGCGAAGATGAAGTTATTGACTTTGAAACACTGATCAACGAAGTTGCATTGTTGCGTAACAAGTATTTAGGCATTATGAAAGGCTTAGACACCAAGCAGTGGCAAATGGGTCACATTGTGCGTCTACGCACAGCAGGCATGGAAGACGTTCAGGTATAATTTCTACTTGCTCTTTATAAACGGCATACATAATAGTAAGCAATTGTAAGGGTAATAATCAATGAGTTCATTTGGCAGTCCACACGAAAAGCATGAACACAGTTTTAAAAATGTACTGAGTTACATGTATGAATATGATGATTTTATGGACAGTGTTGGGCGTGTCATTGATCTTGGCTGCGATGTTGAAGCAACTGATATGTTATGGTGGGCAAATGCTACCACACGAGACGAAACACAAACTCCACTAGGAATTAAATGTGTTGGCGTTAACACATTTGAAAAACTCAATGTCAAACATAGTAGCATATCATATCAAAATCATGACATTGAGTCATTGAACCGTGTTAAAAGAACATTTGATATAGTATGGTGTTATGATCAATTGCAGTACTTGTTAAATCCATACCAAGCACTGTCAAATTGGTGGCATATTGCAGAAAAAGATGCTATGTTGGTTATAGCAGTACCACAAACTGTTAACACAGAATATCACATTCAAGAATACAATCTGTCGTTGGGTCACAAGTATCACTATACTATGCCTCAATTGATCTATATGCTAGCTGTTAGTGGATGGGATTGTCGCAGCGGATTCTTCAAGAAAACACCTGGAGATCCGTGGCTGTATGCAATTGTTTACAAGAGCGATGTTGAGCCAATGGATCCAAAAGAAACCAACATTTACAAACTCGTAGAGCAAACTGAATTGTTGCCTCAGTGTGCAGTTGATGGCATTCACAGATATGGAAAACTAAGACAGCGCGATTTGATACTTCCATGGCTGGATAAGAATATTACAATTATGGAGAATCACTAATGGGAATCAAAGCAGGCAAAATTTGGGGCAACACTGAACTTATTCATGCAAATGGAGTAGTTGAGTTTCATCGCATTGAATTCAAAAAAGGGTTTAAATGTTCAGAACACGAACACAAGTATAAGTGGAACGGATTCTTTGTTGAGTCGGGCAAGATGATTGTGCGTGTGTGGCAAACAGCAGATCAAAAAGGCCTAGTTGACGAAACTGTGCTTAATGCAGGTGACTTTACACAAGTAAAGCCAGGCTTGATACATCAATTTGAAGGTGTTGAAGATGGTGTAGCATTTGAACTGTATTGGGCTGAATTCAGTCACAACGATATTGTACGCAGAACAGTTGGAACCAAAACAAAATGAAAACCAATGTGTTTTTGAAAATTGACAGAATGGATATGCATGCAGTGCATTGCTTGCGATTCTGGCTGGAAACATTCAAAGACTATCCT